ATATTAAACTGTGCGAACGGTATGCAACTCGAGGAAATGTTCGGGGATATACCTACAACGACGAAATGCGAGGTCAGGCTATTCTACAGCTTACCCAAATTGGCTTGCAGTTTGACGAATCTAAATCTAATAACCCATTTGCATACTTTACAGCAGCAGTTACTAACAGTTTTGTTCGAATTATTAATATCGAAAAGCGCAACCAAGTCATCCGTGACGACTTGCTTGAAATAAATGGTATGAACCCAAGCTACTCCAGGACCGGTGCTGGTGAGTTCGCTGCTGCAGTAAGTAGATTTAATAACGAAGAATGAGAATTCGGTTAAATGACCCTCGTGTGTCTAAAGCATACGAGGTTTTGAAGAAACAACACAACGAATATGATGCCATTAAGTTTGCAAAAATATTTGAGAATGTGTATCATTGTAAAGTAGTTGCAGACCCCGAAGATGTCTTCTGCCTTAACGGCTGGATTGACATCCCTGATGAAAAGTATCAGAATTGGTTTGTGCTACAATTCGGAGCATAATTTTGAGTAACCTCTTTAAGAAAGCAGCACTATTTACAGACATACACTTTGGCTTAAAATCAAACAGTGCTGTGCATAACCAAGACTGCGAAGACTTTGTAGATTGGTATATTGCCAAAGCTAAAGCAGAAGGGTGCGACACCGGAATCTTTCTAGGTGATTGGCACCACAATCGCAACACGCTAAACATTACTACTATGGATTATAGCTTGCGATCTCTCGAGAAACTAGGCAAAGCATTTGACCAGTTTTTCTTCTTTCCAGGAAATCACGACTTGTATTACAAAGACAAGCGAGATATCCACTCTGTTGAATTTGGGAAATACATACCCGGCATTACTGTAGTATCTAAACCGACAACCACGGGCGATGTAATGATGTGTCCGTGGCTAGTCGGAGAAGAGTGGAAACAAGTTCAGAAGTCAAAAGCACAGTATATATTCGGTCACTTTGAACTTCCGCACTTCTACATGAATGCGATGGTTCAAATGCCAGATGCAGGCGAGATGCAACTAGAACACCTCGAACGGTTTGAATACGGATTTAGCGGACATTTCCACAAACGTCAGTCTAGAGGGAACATGCATTACATTGGTAATGCATTTCCTCATAACTATGCAGACGCATGGGACGACGAGCGCGGAATGACTATTTTTGAGTTCGGCGGGAAGCCGATCCATTACTCGTGGGATAAGCAGCCTACATTTAGAACTGTTAAGTTAAGTCAACTAATCGACGAAGCAGACACGCTAATTCTCCCAAAGCAACATCTAAGAGTATCATTAGATATTGACATTTCGTTTGAAGAGGCTTCCTTTATTAAGGAAAAGTTTATTAGCGATTACGATATTCGTGAACTAACCCTGATATCAGAAAAGAAAGTAGTAGAAATCAACACAGAAGTTGACACTGCTGCATTTGAATCTGTTGATCAAATTGTAAGTTCACAAATCGTAAACATTCAAAGCGAAACTTACGATTCAAATATTC